ATAAGGAGTAAGATATGTCATTCCGCTCCTTTGACCTGCTTAACCTAGTTAGAGACTTTGGGGAAACCCTAACTCTACGCAAGGTTACTACTGCTGGTACATACAATCCAGCTACAGGCACAGTAGACAGTTCTGTCACTACCGACTATTCCGTTAAGGGGTATCTCTACAACTATAACGTAGGTGTCGCTGGTGGTAACGATGAAGTTGTTCGTGGTACTCGCAAGTGTGTTATCTCAGCCTTAGACTTAGCTGCCATCCCCGACTTTGACGATCTGATTATCGGTAGTGGTGACACAGTTAAGATTACCTCTGTCATGTCGTTATTTTCCGCTGGTACTGCTATAGGTTACATCTGTGACGTAGGAGAGTAACCTATGAAACAGTCTATCAAGATTAACTCTTCGTTCTACAAGAAGATGGAGATACTTGACGAATATGTAGAAGAGTATGTGTCTGACCAGTTAATAGATATAGCTCAGACTGCCGTTAACCTATCCCCCGTAGATACTGGTGCATATGTTACATCATTCTCTTATTCTGTCGGTGCTGGTAGACCAAGGGGTAAGTCCTCAGATAACAGACCTAAGAAACAAAACCCTCAAGCTATGAGACAAGAAGGTCTTTCTAACTTGATGGGTGATATAAACAAGGTTGATTTAAAGAATACCACAAGCATTACACTCAGGAACGCTTCCCCTCATGCAGACGATGTAGAGAACGGTGGGCCATCTTGGAGAAGGGCTGGGTATAAAGTTTTTGCACAGATAAGGGACATCTATGGCTAGTATTCAGAATGATATTCGGGCTGCACTAGAGAGCCACTTAGCTGCAACATCAGGTCTCCCATCTATATCTTACGAGAACGTAGCTTTTGAGCCTACAACAGGCACTAGCTTCCTTAAGGTACAGTACCTCCCGACAGTCACTAGACCCGCTGTAAGGGGCTTAAACCCACAACTGAGATACCAAGGTGTATTCTCCGTAACAGTCTTTGCCCCCGAAGGTCAAGGCCCAGCTACCGCAGACGACTACGCTAACAAAGTGATAGACGCCTTCGCAGCAACCACTGACATCTCGTTCACGAATGGTGATGCAGAAACAATCATAGTGTCTATTGATTACGCTGAACGTCAGCAAGGTATGATAGACAGTCCTTGGTACTTTGTTCCGATTAACATCGGCTGGTACATATACAAATAACTTCCCATAGGAGAAACCAACATGGCCTTTGCACAGGGTTCACGCTCCAGTCTGTCGTTTATTACTGAATCTACCTTCGGTACGACACCCGCTGGCAACTTTATTAACCTACCTTTCACTACCAACTCTATAAACTTGACTAAAGATCGTGTAGAAGGTAACGACATCCAATCTGACCGTATGCCACGGGTTGACCGTCACGGTAACCGTCAAGTTGGCGGAGACATAGTATCTGACTTGCGTGATTCTGACTTTGATGTATTCCTTGAATCTGCTATGCTTAATACTTGGTCAAATAACGTACTCAAGGTTGGGGTGACACCAAAGTTCTTCTCACTTCAAGATTACGCTGCTGACATTGACCTTGCTCGTAGGTTCACTGGTTGTACAGTGTCAACGATGGGTATCTCTCTTGCTCCAAACCAAATGGTAACGACTACCTTTGGTATTGTAGGAAAAGACATGAACCCTACGATAACTGCTGGTTCTTTTATAACTGGTGATTCATATACGATTGTCACGGTAGGTACTACAGACTTTACAACTATCGGCTCTGCTGACAATAACGTAGGTACAACCTTTACTGCAACTGGTGCTGGTTCAGGAACAGGTACTGCATCGGTAGGCTTTGCGGTTCAACGTGATGAGACAGCTAACTCAGGTTCTGCACCATTTGATGCTTACTCAGGTACACTGAAGTTGGGCGATACTGGCGGATCATTAACAGAAGCTGCTATTATCACGAGCATTGACTTGACGCTAGACAATAGCTTCTCTGCTACTTTTGTTATAGGTGACTCTTCTGCACCATCACTTGAGTATGGACGTGCTGTAGTTGAAGGTACTATCACAGCTTACTTTGAAGACACAGCTTTGATTGACCGCTTCATTAACGAAGTAGATACTGCAATGGAAGTTGTCGTAGGCGATGTCGCGGGTAATACCCTCACCTTCCTCTTCCCTAAGATCAAAGTTAACAGTGCTGACGTAGGTGTTGATGGCCCAGAAAGCCGCATGATCACTATGTCCTTCGTAGCCCTCTATGATAGCACAGAAGATACTAACTTCAAGATCACAAGATCAGCATAACTGGATACCTAGCTAGGTAGTGGAGGCTCCTGAGTCGGGTCGGGGGTCTCCACGTTAATCAACCCGACATAACTTCCCCCGAAAGGAAACCCCGATGGACTTGAAAGACCTGACACCGAATTTAGACGACATTGTTGTTGAGATTAAACATCCAGCAACAGGTGATGCACTTAAGAATGACGATGGCACGAATATGACAATTACTATTCTTGCGCCCCATTCTAAAGAGTATAAGAAAGCTCAACATGAGCAAATCAGCAAGCGGCTTAAGAAAGCTCAGAAGAGTAAGTCTCAAGATGTTGACTACTCAGATATTGAGGAAGCTACGCTGGAGGTCTTAGCTAAGACGACTAAGGCTTGGAACATTACCTACGGCGGAGAGATGCCTAAGCTCACTGTCGCTAAGGCCAAAGACATTTACGAAGAAGTCTTTTGGATTAAGAACCAGCTTGAGGAGGTAGTAACTGACTCTCTGGATTTTACGAAGGTCTGATCTGTGAGTTAGTTGAGTGGGCTGGACATCAGTTCAAACTCAATAGACCAGATCAGAACGGTACTACAGAACGAGAACATCTTGAACAAGTAGAGAGGCAGACTGGACGTAGAGTAGAAGCATTGGAACCCCCGACACCCTTCCCCATGCTAATATCCCACGTTTGGTCTGCCTTTATTGCTTTAAGCTCTAGCAGAGGGTCAGGCTTTAGTGGCCCAGCGCCTATTACCTTTGAGCAGATTAAGGCATGGAAAGAGCTTACGGAAACATCTATTGAGCCTTGGGAGATTGAGGCCATCAAGAGAATAGACCTAGAATACTTAAGGGTGGCAAATGGCTGATATTAAAATTGTAATGGACGTAGAAACAGCACCCGTTGACCGTGCTGTTAGGCTCATGGACAACCTAGAGTCTGAAGTTCGTGACGTTGAACGTGCAATGAAGTCTGGCCTAATTTCAGAGAAGAAGTACAACTCTGAGATGATCCGTCTCAACAATAACATGAGAAACCTACGGGGTGCAGCAAAAGGAAGTGCCGCAGAATTTCGTAAGTTTGAAAAGTCAGTGTATGGCTCTGGTAAAGCGATGCGTCAAAAAGAAGTCGCAATGCAACAAGCTGGTTATCAGCTACAGGATTTTATCGTACAAATTCAGGCTGGGACTAATCCACTTATAGCATTTTCTCAGCAGGGTTCTCAGTTAGCAGGTTTCTTTGCTGGGCCTTGGGGGGCCGCTATTGGTTTGGGTATTGCCGCTGTTGGTGGCCTTGGCACTGCAATCTTAGGTGCTTCTTGGAAATCCAAGTCTTTTGCTGAACAAATGGAAGAGTTGTCTGATGGCTTAAGTGATTATGAAACTATCTCAAACCGTATAGCAAGCGAAGGTTCATTATCTAGAGAATTTGGGGTACTGGCAGAAAACGCCAAAAGTATCCTTGAGGCTATTAGAGAAATTAACAACATCTCCTTAAAAGAAAAGATAGGGGAATTTGGCGGCCTTGGGGCCATAACAAAACAGACAGCTTCAGTTAGAGACCCAAGCGACGAGTCTGGATTTTTGGGGGCATTTGGGTTAAACTATAAAGACGTAGAAGTCTTTGGGGCCAAGCAAATCCAGAAAGCAGCAGATTTTCTTCAACTTGGAGACACTGACCTTAATTACGGAGAACAGGCGTCTGAGGCGCAAAAGTATCTTAATCTGGTTATGGCTATTCAAAAAGCTGAGGACTTAGAGGGTCGAGTTGGGCCAGCTAAAGAGCTTAGTGAGTTCCTGAAGGAACAGGTAAGGACTCGTGAGTTTGATGTCGAAAAGCGAGAGGAAATTGCAGCTTTACAGCAAGTTCTCTTTGACATAACAAAGGCTCAAGCGGCAGTAGATCAGGCAGAAATTGAGCGGGTAAATAAGGCTAGACAAAAAGCCTTTGATGCAGAAGCACGGAGAATAGACCAAAGGTTCAAATCTGAGTCAGATGTTTTTGATATGCAGGTTAGTGTCTCTAAGGAAAACGAGCAACGCAATAAGGCCATAGCCGAAAGAGAACGCAGAAGAATAGATAATAAGTATCAGGCCGAAGCAGAACTTTTCAACCAAGAGGTAACTATAAATAAGGAAACCCAAGCCCTTATTGACAAAAGAATAGCCTCAGAAGAAAGGGCAATAGACCAAAGATTTAAGGGCGAGGCTGATCTATTCGATCAAGCTGTTGCTATGTCTGATGCTACACTAGCTAAGATAGAAGAAGACGCAAAGAAAGCAGCACAGGCATATTCAAACGCATTTGAAGCAAGCTCTTTCTTATTCAGACAGAGGTTTCAGGGTGAAGCTACTGTAATGGACCAGTCTCTTACCCCAAGCGGTAAAATAGGTATGTCCTACGAGGAACTCTTGGCTGCGGGTGTACCTCACGATACTATTGTCGCTATGGGGATAAAGCCACCCAGAGCAACTAAAGCCAAAGAGTCAAACCTAGAGAAGCTGCGTTCTCAACTAGACCTAGAGGATGCACTCCTTGGTAAAACAGAAGCCAGACAAAGGGTCATACAAGCCCTTGGTGTAGACTTTGTTAAGAATAACCCTAAGACTGTCGCTGGCCTTGAGGAACAAATCAACAAGAACCTTGAGCTAGTGCGGGTAGAAAAAGAGCGTATAGACCTTGCTAACACCATAGGTTCAGCTATGGAAGATAGCTTAATGTCTATGGTAGATGGCACTAAGTCCGTCAAGGATGCCTTCCGTGATATGGCTGCTGATATTGTTAGACATCTCTACAAGGTTCTTGTCATCCAACGGGCGATAAATGCTATAGGTGGAGCTATTGGTGGGCCTATAGGAAATGCCCTATCTACCTATGGTCAAGCTGACGGTGGAGCATGGCAAGGTGGATCACAGATACAAGCCTATGCTAACGGTGGTGTAGTCGGAAGCCCAACCTTATTCCCTATGGCTGGTGGTAAGACTGGTCTTATGGGAGAAGCTGGGCCTGAAGCTATCATGCCACTCAAGCGTGGTGCTAACGGTAAGCTAGGTGTACAGATGGAAGGTGGCGGTGGTGATAACGTAGTCATCAACCAATCGTTTAACTTCCAAGCCAATGGTGACGACAGCGTTAAGAAGATCATTGCTCAAGCTGCACCTCAGATCGCACAGATGACTAAGAACTCAATGCTTAATGATCGCCGTAGAGGTGGCACAACTAAAGCTGTCTTTGGTTAAAGGAACAACAATATGGCACTAAGCTACCCATTAGCTACACCAACGTCTATCGGGATTGAGAGCATTGAGCTAAGGGCAGTTAATGCTGTAGCTACCTCTCAGTCCCCCTTTACCTATAAGCAACAGATCATTTCCCACGGTGGACAGAAGTGGGAAGCCTCAGTCAATATTCCCTCGGTACATCGTGATAAGGCTGCACAGTGGAAGGCACTACTGGTTGGACTTAGGGGGCCAGTCGGTACGTTCCTCTTAGGTGATCCTGACTATGCTACACCACAGGGTACAGTTAGCTCATGTACACTCACGGGTAATGCTGGAGGTGAGAGTGCTGCTGTCGTTATGACTGGTACATTACTAGCGGGTGACTACATTCAGCTTGGGTCAGGATCAGCAGCTAAACTCCATCAGGTACTCTTAGATCAAGACGGAGATGGAACCCTAGAGATATGGCCTTCGTTACGTTCTGACTATACGAGTGAGACAGTTGTCTTTAATGCACCAAAAGGTGTCTTTAGGCTTGCTAACAATGTGACCTCATGGTCAATCAATAATGCGTCAACATACGGCATCTCGTTTGAAGCTGTCGAAGCTGTGATATGATAAGGATATACACTAATGGCTGATAAGAAAATAACTGAGTTAACTAATATCACAGGCGCTAACCTTGTTGACGCTGATGAGTTTGTTGTTGTCGATATTTCAGCAGATGAGACTAAGGCTATTACCCTCGGTGAGCTAAAGGAAGCCTTCGATAGTGGCTCAGGGTTCGTTAGGATCACTGGCGATACTATGACTGGTGATCTTGCGTTATCTGGCGCTGACGTAACCTTTGGCGACAGCGACAAAGCCATCTTCGGCGCAGGGTCTGACCTACAGATTTACCATGATGGGTCTAATAGTTATATAAATGATGCGG